TTTAATAGTTAATGTTAGAGAAGAGCCGGAAGAACTAGTCACGAGTCTGAGCAACGGTCTTATCGGATAGTTTCCATGATTTGTAACTGTTATTAACCCACCATCCATATTATAGCTAGAGTATTTTGCAGAGGTTGAACTAAAGATGTTTGCAACCTCCTGACTTCCTAGTGGTGGCCTGTTGTAAAACGCCAGCTCGTCGATATATGCGTCGGCATATGGAAGGTTCTGAAGGTTTAGATAGAGCTTTGAGATATATCTGAAAAGTTCGCCGTTTTTAGACGCATAAAATTGGTATAACGTTCCCTGCTTCGAAATCCATAAGTAATATCCGGGTTGTAAGTCCCTAATAGCATATGGGACGTATGCAGCGGCGATAAATATCCAGTTTGGGTAGTCGAAATAAGAGGACCCAGAATTTAAAACCGAATTGAGATAATATAATCTTATTCCGTATGAAGGATGAACATAAAGAGTGAAGTCATTTCCAAAAGGAATCCCATAGTCCGTAGATCTTAGAATTTTCCCATTTGGATAGGTTCCAGCTAGACATATACCATTACCTAGGTAAACAATAGAATAGATATAACTTTGCGAATACTGTTGTCCAAGGTCAGTCCAAGTCTGTCCATAGTCCGTGGATCTTAGAATTTTCCCATTTGGATAGGTTCCAGCTAGACATATGCCGCTACCCAGGTAAGCAAGGGAAAGGATGTAGGTTTGCGAATACTGTTGTCCGAGGTCAGTAAAATCTGGTAATATACTAAATAGTGAAGATCCAAACGTATTAGGAAAATTATACGACGATAGGCTTTTATTAAACTTAAACCATCCAGAAACGAATAGTCCACTTGTGGTGCTCGTTACTTTAGGTAACTGGATGCTTGCATTGTAATTATCTCTGCTTGCCGTCGATGAAGTTGTCGGTATATAGGGGGTGGCTACATTGCCCTTTTCTAGCTGGATTGCATCGACTGTCATACTTCCAGTTGCCCCTGCAGAATTAGCATATAGGTTTATAACTATATTAATATTGTCGGCAGTTGTCGTTGTAAATGTAACACTGTACTTTGTATAAGATGGAATATTAGATGTGGTTTGTAATGCATAAGCTACCGTTCCACCACTATGTACCGCATATATACTTGCTTCGCAGTTTACTAACGAACTTGTTTTAACCCATACAGACAATGTATATTGTGTAGAAGTCGATATTCCAGTTATAGTTTGTGTTATATAATGGTTACCTGACGTCGATGTTGTGTCTAATGTAATATTTTGAGCTTTTATTCCATGCCAAGCATCAGTTACAAGCGACGCAGTTGCGCCAGCTCCAAGATTACTGCCATCCCATCCATCTGCTATTCCATCGCCGTTACTGTCGGTTTCAAAACTAGAATATAAGATTAAATTTGTCGATGGCTCAAAAAGTGACAAGGCTTTGCCGAATTTTCCAGTCTCGAAAGCTGGAATATTATTGCCATATTCTTTACCGTTACTATCAGTCTGGATGCCGCTTCTCGAATATGATACAGTTAGGCTCGGTTTTGTGTATATATGCCCATCGAAATCTAAGTATACATCGGGGGTTTTGGCATCTTGCCAGAATGGTTTGACAGTCTGAATTCTAACAGTAAAATTAAATCTCTTATAAGCCCTACCCTGAACTACTTCTGATGTAAAATTCGAACAATATCCTTCCAAGAATCTATCATCATAGGAATAAAACCTTACGAGTCCGTTGTAAAATATTTTTTTGAGCTTGTCGTGGAGAGCCCTTGAATTGTCAATGCTATTTAAATCGATAGAACCTTGCAATGATAAAGTGCTAGTATGAGGACGTATTGAATCTGGACTGACAGACGAACCAGAATAGTAGACTGGCTCAATTGTTTGAACTCTTTGTGATATTTCCTCTGAAAGCCCAGAAAGGATGGCACCTCCACCGACTTTTTCGAACTCGATAAGCTCTCCAGTATCGACATTAAAAATAATACTGATAGGTGTCGCCATTATCTACCACCTCTTGCCCTCATAATATTTATCCTTGCTCCCAACTTCCTGCTAATGTCGTCTATCATCTGATCTGCTGTGTAGTCGCTTCCAAGATGGTCGACATAGACATTTACAACCGTTTCTCCTGCAAAACGATTTTCTGGTATTGTAGCTAAGAATGCGTCTCTCATTTGCAATATCGCATCTCGCATAGATTCAAAAAGTCCAGGAAGAATATCCAGACTTTTAAGTGGGGATAGCAATTCGATCAGTAGATCTCTCGTAGGCCCTGTAATTTCTGATATCTGAACGCCACCTTCTGATTGTTGATTACCTATTGCATTGTTTATCTCGTTAAGATTTATATTTGTATTTGTTAATGTATTGGCTAAGTACAGCAACATGTTTCCTAGGTTCTGCATTGGTGTTCCTATATCCCCAAGCCAAGCTCCGAATTTTACAAGAGCTGTTCCAAAAGCTCCAAGCGCTGCGCCAACACTATGTATAAATGCATTCAAAGTATCTGCTAATCTTTTAAGACCGGCTCTAAGCCATTCAGCAAAGACATTTAGTACGCTTGCTGTAAAATCAATTGCTGGTTTAAAGAGTACTAAAATAGTTTGCGTTATCATCGCTAGAGCATCTAGTAATGGTATAAGAACATTTCCAACGGCATCTACGAGCGGTCTAAATAGTGTACTAACCATCCTATCGATTAATTTGGTGAACCTTTCCCAAATATCTTTTATTCTCGCCCATATCTTTGCGAACCCCGATTGAAAGAGCTTAAATAAGCCATATACTGCTAGTATTTCCGCAGCGAGAACCCCAAAAGCAAGTATTAGTGCCGAAACTGCACCACTAGTAGAACTAAGTCTAGCTACTACGGATTGTAATCCAGAAGTAATTTTAGACCAGTCTGTAGCTAATACTGACATAGCAGTTCCCTGACTTGGCTGTATATTCCATACAACGTCTCCGATATCTTCTACCAGTTTTGTTATCTGTTTATAGAACTTTGACTCCGTGAATATATCGACGAGCTTGTCGAGTAATTTTTCTCTAAAGAAGTTAGCAATCTGCTCTAGTGCAGGTTTCCATTGTCCCTGTACTACTTTTGCAAACGCTTCTCTAAGAGTATTTCCAAACGAGATGCCCCAATCTCCTGAGAGTTGTTTCATCCGTAGCTTTAACTCGTTTATCACTCTGTCGATTTCTTGGGGATCTGGATACTTCAACTTTTCCGTTTCAAGTAAAGAAATTAATTTATTAGTATAATCTATTTCCTTTTGTAACGAGTCTACTATAGTCTGTTTTTGTTCAATCTGTCGATTTATTTCTTTAGCTTGCTCTTCATATAGCTTAATTACATTCTCTGTAGCTTCTATTTGTGCTTTATTGGCACCATACATGTCGTCTTCTTGTAATTTCTGTAGCTTATCCCTTTCCTCTGCTATTTTTTGATTAATCTCAAGTAGTTGCTGATTTTTAATCTTTATCTGATCTTGGATTGGTAGCATTTCCTTAAGTTTTTCGTGTTGTTTGGACCTTAAGCTAGCGATTTCTTTGTCTATTTCTTTAACCTGCCCAGTTTGAACAAGAATATTTCTTAACTGCTCGCTCTCTTTTTTTGCAAGCTCAATTCTCTGTTGTTTACTGATTACACCTTCTTGCTCAAGCTCGTTATTTAGCGAAATCTCCGTTCTTATCTGTGCCCACTGTGATAATAAGTTTTTTAGAGATACCGAATAATTACTTAAGAATATCAGCCCATCTTGTAAATAGTGTGGTAAATTTGCAAACTGTGTAGTTAGTTCTTCTGCTTGTTCACCCAAGTCTTCTAATACTAGTAGTGTAGATATTTTATTTAGGGCCTTTGCCACCTCTTCTCTAGATACGGATGCAAACTTTCCAAGTTCAGTAATTGGAGGAACATATCCAGTAGGTCCTAAAGGAGCATTCCCCCCAGTCGGCAACATTTTATTAAGTAACATTAAAACTGTTCCTAACATCCCAATAGCTATTGCTAGTTGCGACATGTTCATTTGAGACATTGCCCACGTAATTTTATCCCAGTAGGTTTTTTGGGTCGTGGGTACATTTTTAAATACCCTGAAGTTTCAGGAGTTCTTTTGAGTAAATCCGCATAAAGTTTAGCAAATTCTTCTTTTGGATTTTTGACACTTTTGATTCCTGAAAGTTCTACTATTTGCCGTAACATATTTTCTACTTGAGCTTGAGTATAAACCGGAACAGTAGAGGGAGCTTGTCCTTTTGATGGAGGCGTAGGAGGAGGAACTGCAAGTGCTATATTTTTTGTTAGTTCTTGCATATTTTTTCTAAATACTTCATTTAACGAATTATTAACAGCAGATTGCTCTTTTTTTACTGTACTCTCATCTATTTTGAATTCCAGACTTTTTAATTTATCTAAAACATAATTTATTGCCCGACTAAATACTGATTGTAAATCCATAGTTTGTGGTTTTTGCGGTAGGAACACTATATTTGCAAGGCGAGAAGTGAGTTCTGTTATAGCTAGTGACAGATAGGGAGACAGGTCTAATTTGGGCCGTTCTTTTGGTGGTTCTAGCTCTAACGCAGGTGTCCCGGTTACTGTTGTTGGAACCTGCAAAGTTGTTCCTTTTGGTATTGTCAGTGTTAGAGTTTGAGGTTGTAACTCTATGGCTGGCGTCCCTGTCACTACAGTTGGGACTTGTAAAGTTGTTCCTTCAGGCACCGTTAGTGTCAAGGTTTCTGGTTGCTGTAATTCTAAGTCTGGCGTTCCTTCTACTATAGTTTGAACCCTTAAGACTGTTTCTTCTGGTATTGTTAATACTATAGGTTCTGAAGGTTCTAGTTCCAAGATGGGAGTACCTTCAATTGTTACAGACTGTTTAATAGTTGTTTCTGGAGGAATAGTAAGCGATATAGGCTGAGGAGGCTCTATTTCTAAATCTGGTTTTCCTTCAACTACTATAGGAACTTTTACCTTGGTCCTAGGTGAAATTGTAAGACTAAGTTTATCTGGCTGGATTAGTTCATATCCAGGTTGCCCCTGAACAGAAACTGGTATACGCACTTTATCTCCTTGCTGAATTACTAACGAGATTGGCGAAGTAGGTACGAGTTCAATTCCTGGCTTGCCATTTACAGTAACGCCTTGTATAACTTTAGCTTTCTCTGGTATGGTTAGGTCTAAAAGCGAAGAAGGTTTAAGTTCAAGTTCCGGTATACCGGTAACATTTATCTCTTGTATAACCTTTGTTCCTTCTGGTATCGCCAATGTTAGGGTTTCCGGTTGCTGTAATTCTAAGGTAGGTGTTCCCGTTACTGCAACAGGAACCTGTAAGGTCGTTCCTTCTGGTATCGCTAGTGTCAAAGATTCTGGTTGTCCTAATTCTAAATTGGGCACTCCTGTTACTGTAGTCGGAATTGTTAGTGTCGTGCCTTCTGGTATTGTTAACATCAAGGTTTGTGGCTGTAGTTCTAACGTGGGTGTCCCGCCCACTGCTACAGGGATGTTAACAGTCATTGTTGAAGGTATAGTTACATAAATTTCTTCTGGCTCTAAATTTACCTGTGGGACCCCTTGGACAATAACTGGTATTTGTATTTGTGTACCTTCAGGTATTTCAATGCTTATAGGTTGTGTAGCTAGTTCTGGAACGATGGCTTCTTGCTCTTGCTCTGCCTGTAGTGGTGTAAAGAGGCTAGCAGGTGGGGGAAGGGGCCAGATTTCAAGTTTGGGCAGGCTCGGCTTTCCCTCTGTTTTTATAGTTGGAAAGGTTATTTTTTTTATCGCATCTGTTATTTTATTTCCGGCATCTTTTACTTTCTCGCCAACATCTTTTATCTTTTCCCCTATAGTTTTCATATTATAAACAAGTATATTTACTAAACTCTCAGTATTACGATAAACTTCTGGGACACCCCTTGTAAGACTAGATGTATAAGGAATCGGCTCTAGTAATTGAATCTTTGGAAGTTCTGCAGACGGCAGTGAAGGTCCAATTACAAAAGGAGACGAAGTTATTTTAAAGCTGGAAAATGCTTTCTGAACATTACCTAACATTGAGTTAAGCCAAGAGCGGAGTGTTGGAATAGTGTTTCTAGCACCTTCTAGATAACTACTTACTAACCTAGCACCCCACACCTCTAGATTAGACAATGGGCCAACTTGAGCTGGTGAGTGCCCTCCACCGAAAAATTTGAAAATTTCATCTGCGATAGTCTTTAATCTGTCTTTTACCTTGCTTATTGTGTCAGTTAGGCCACGCAACCACGCAGCAAAGAATTCTCTTCCAGCTTGATACATTCGGATCGGAAGATTTTCAATCCAACTAATAGCATCGTTAAACCCAGTAACGACACTATTATAAATGACGGCGCTAAAACTTTTTAGCGATTGCGCAAGCCTATTTGCGCCGTTCCTTATACTGTCCCAATTTTTATATAGAGCAACGCCCCCAGCAACAGCCAGAGCCATTACGCCGATTACTATACCAATAGGAGATGCTAATAAAGATATTGCCGATGAAGCGGCGCCCAAAATGGTTATTAATGCACCAATAGTCTTAGCAATGGTTCCAATAATAATTAAAAACGGTCCTGCTACAGTAAGAAATGCACCTAATCCACCGACAATAGTTAGGATTGTTTTCGTAAGTTCAGGATTCTGCTCTGTCCATTGTCTTATCTGCTGGATAGTAGTAGTAAACTTATCGACAAGTGGCGCAAGTAGTGGAATTAAATCCTTGCCAATTGTCTGAACTAAACCGGAAATACTTCTGTTGAGATATGTTAATTGATCGCTAAAAGCTTTTGCAGCTTTTACATCAGACTCACTCCATACCCTACCTGTTTTTTCTGCTTCTTCTCCAAGTTCTCGTATCTTATCTGAACCCATACTTAAGAGTGGTATAAGTTCATTTCCAGACCTTCCAAAAAGGTCTAAGGCGACAGCAGTCTTTACTGTCTCATCTGGAAGTCTCTTAAACGCATCGGCAATATCTAGGAGAACATCTTCCGAACTTCTAAGTCTTCCCGCACTATCTGTTACGGCAACACCAAGAAACCTAAAAGCTTTTTGAGCTTGTGAACTTCCCGATAAAGCGTCTACCATATTCCTTTGTAAGAATTTTAGTCCAGTAGTCAGGGCCTCTATACTTGCGCATTCTTGTTCTGCGGCATATCCAAGTTTTGCTAGAGATTCAACAGCGATGCCGGTTTGCCCGTGTAGCTTGTATAGTTGTTCACCATAGCTGACCGTACTTTTTGTCATAAGACCGAATGCGCCTGTAATTGCAGCTCCAGCAAGGCTAAGTTTCGATCCTAGACCAGTAAGACTATCTCCAACTTTTTTAAAGCCTTCAGATAGCGTATTAGTTTTCTTTTCTAAAGCATCAGCTGTGGCTTGAATGCTCTTTAATATATTACTAGCCCTATCTTCACCTATTATTCTTAGAATTAAATCATTAACTGCCATCTTTATCACCTATCTAAAAAGTAAAAACAAAGCGGGGCAAATGAATCCATCTTTTCCTTGCCCCGCCAGTTCTCTTGCTTCGCTTGCGTCCTCCTCTAATCCACGCTCCATAACAGCAATATCAAAACTAAGCTCAAATGGTGTCAGATTCATTAGTTCGTGGGGAAGCTTGTGATACCTTCTCGCTAGGCGGTCTAACAATAGTGGGTTCTGGCTCAGGAAGAAAGGGAGCTACCCTTTCTGTTGCCCCCTTACCTAAACCAGAGAATTCTAGAATCTCATTGAGTAAAAATGTTAGGTCTTCTTCTAAAAGTTCGTAAATAGATAATTCGTCCTCTCCGCATTCCTCAAGAGGCTTATCTACGATCCTTGGGCTTACAACTCCAACGATAACATACATCCTCGCCAGCTCAGCAGCTTCTCTTGGATGCTTTTGTAATAAGTCTTGTGGATTCTGAGCTTCCTCAGATATGGCCTGAGCTTCTAACTGGAAACGCCTAATATCGAATCCGACAGGTAAATACGGCGAGTGTATAAAATCCCAATTTGTAACTTTTTTGATAAGAAATTTAGCGCCACTTGGGGCAGTAACAAGTTTTCTGGTTGCCTTCTTGTATTCCTTAGCTGATATGACTTTATCAGCCATAATCTACCTCCTTTATATAGCTGTTTCTGTATTTTGTATCGTAATGGTTATTTCTGGTGTAGATCCACTTGCATATGCCGTAAATGGTATATTATGTGGAATTATACCCTCCCCACCAACAGTCGGTGTCTCTCCGTTGTATATGACATATGGAAGTGTAATTGTTAGCTCTTCGTAATAACCAGTAGCTATAAGATCTCTTCTTGCTTTAAACACGAGAGCAGCTGGAGTAAAACTAACGAATTTATTATATTGTGTCACGTCTAAGTCCATTGTAAAAGTCCCAGTTACCTCCCTTGTCTGCTCATAAAGATCATAAAGTGTTTGGTTCTGGAAATATCTATCTGTTATAAGATTATTGTTTATTGTAAGCTCAAAACTTCTTATCGGAGTAGTAGTACTATCTATCGTGAAAGAGCCACTCCAAAATGTAAATACTTTGTTCGAGCTTGGGAACGTCGGACTAACTGTGTCTTCTAGTGTCTCATCTTTACCAACAAAACTCCAGGTCGCCTGAAGGAATTGATTTTCCCTTCCTTCAATCCTCAACTGATTTATCTTCATACCAGAATATTTAAATTGCTTAACGTCACGCCCAATAACAACAGTCAGTCCAGCTGGTAAATCACTTGGAGTAAATGTATGTAAATATGCCGCTGTTCCGCCTTGCTGAGCAGAGGTCCCGCTTCCAAGAGCATTTTTAAATAGTTTAAGGAGACCCTTTACATATATAGCAGTCACGATGTCTCCTTCTACCCTCGATGGCCCTGGAGCCACTTGATCCAAATCTCTACTTCTACTATTTCTCAGTGATGGAACCACAATTCTCTCAATTGTTTTCCTAACACTTTCGGAGACTGCAGGAATATAGTTTGTGATTGATGCAGGGACTCCCCAAGTCGTCTCCTGTCCCCATCCAATATATAATTTAGTCCCTCTTGCTGGCATTACTTATCACCTCTCACTTTTTCTTCTTTTTCTCTTTTTACCTCTTCAAAAATAGCCTGTCCCACGAGAAGCTTTTTTGCTACCTCATCGCCAATTTCTCTCACTTCACCTTGTTTCCAACCAAAAATGCCAAAGTCTGGAACATCTACACTATCACAAGCCCCGATATACTTAAGCAACACCTTACATCACCTCTTATCCAACGAATTTTATCTCCTCAACTCTCAGACTTATTTCACAGTGGTGAACTAACATATTTCCAAATTGAACTGTGTCAACAGTATTAATGCCTGGAGGATATCTAAAAGCAAAATTACCATATATTTCTAAAGTCCTCAGTTTATCGGCAATAGCCTCGATTAATTCCTGGAACTCTATCTCCGATGCCGATGCATCATCATGTTGGTAAAAGCCTTTTATAACAATCGTATATATTCTTTCATTGTTTGCACTATCGTAGATATTTTCCTCGGTACTAGTTCTGGTTATCGTCCATCCATTTATTTTTCCAGTATTCGGATCGGTATATAGGGACTTAAATAGCTCGAAGCTCTCAGTTACTATCCTGTCATATTCGTGAACTATGCCGATACCTGAGACCTCCTCTAACTGTTGTTTTAAAAATGTTATTAGACCGCCTTCTCCGTAAAGCGCCATTATTACGCCTCCTAAATGGATAATTATAAAGCTTTATGTATTGCTGGTTGGCATATTTTGACTATCGCTAAATGGTAATTCATTCTGGTCAGTGCTAAATTCGGGAATAAAAACAATTTCTACCGTCTCTTCCGCAGATTCCGTAGCAACATGGGATTTAATTAGGTCTCCTAGCAATATAGCATTACCTTTTGTAATAAAATCATTAGCGAGTTCCTCTGGTAAATCATACACTTCTCCTGCTACATATTCGTCTATGGTTACTACGGCGGGCTTCTCAATTATAACGTTTTGTTTCATAAGGACTTTCATCTTCTCGCCTCCCAGTTCTTCTCTATTGCAACTCCCAGCCTCTCAAGTTCTCTTGGTATATTATTTTTTATATACTCTTCTCCTCTTGTGAAGAAGAATTGCCCTTTAGTTCCGACACGAGCTATTTTCCTCGAGACTAAAAAAGCAATTCTATTTGCCTCACGCCCAGTAACACGAAACTTTCTCATTACCCAACCAAGAATCGGTTGTCTAGGTGGCCAGTGTGGTCTAGTTCCTAGCTCCACGAATCTCGCATAAGAACGCTCTCCGATCGTAGTCATTATAGTAGCATTCAATTTCCCAACAAACGCATACTTAACTTTCTCACTTCTATAAAGTCTTCCAGTATCTTTTGGAGTACCTTCCCTAATTATCTCGTAACCTTTGATTGCGAGATTGTTTATAGACTTTGCAACATTATGTGGTAAATTCTTAATAGTTTCTTCTAGCCCCCTTGACTTAATAAACTGCACCTTAATCATAGTCTGAAGCTCCTTAGCTGTCTTACCTTTTCTTTGTATGCATTTAGATGTTCATTCGCAAGATTGATATATGCATCCGCCCTATCTCTATAGTTTACTCCGTCTGGAGACAAAATTGGATCTATTGTCTGTGCATAGTAGGCTGATAATGCAAGGAAACATAGGTAGCAAGCATAGTGCAAAATAACAGTCTTTTGATATGTAGTTAAGTCGTTTTCAGTAGGTATATAGGAGTACTCGATGTAGATACTATCTGTATCTCTAGACAGGACATATCTATTACCTTCATAATAGACTATACTACAATCGATCGGATTTCCTTCTTTATCAAAAGCTTGTCGTATGAAGGATACTCCATCTACCCAGTCGCCTGGGAGGTTCCATAGTGACAGATTACTATCATAAGCAGATAGGCTTGTCACCTTAAATACACCAACATCTTTTGCAAAAACAGAAATCGCAATGTTTATATTGTTCGTTATCTCTGAATCGTTCAGTCGCTTAGAATCATCCTTTATTATGCCTTTTACGTCATCGATAAGCGCCATTTTTACCTGCCTCGGCCTCTCTTCTGTCGTATAGTATCAGTTTCAACCTCTTTATTCGGAGCTTGCTCAATAATTTCAAAATCCTCTGGAAAGTCGGTTACTAACTGTCTTGCTTTTTCTTCATCAACCTCGTACTCGCCAGGGACAAAACAGTCTAGCACTAGACTATGATATGTTATAAAGTTTTTAGCCTTAAATAATATCCTCATGGCTAAATCGATACATCTGGTTTATTAGTTGCACTTGCATTAGCAGTAGTAGTTACATTTGTGGTGTCATGAACGCCTTGAGTGCCGTTATAATGTAAACCATCAGCAGCACAATGAGCATTATGGTCCGCCTTAAGTTCATTTATAAGCTCAACAGCAGCATTATATTTAGCCTTTAGGTCATTTGCAAGCTCAGCTAATGCTACAAGTTTTGTCTCTATTTCGGCAAGATAGATCTCCAGACCACCACTAACTCGTCCTTGTAGCTCCTGTAAGTCCAGTGAAATTTTTACTGGTGTTCTATCTTTTAAAGCCATTATCATACACCTCCATAATAAATTAGGCGGGACAATTAGTGTCCCGCCTAAACTTAATAACTACACTATGCAGCTATGTTATAAAGTATCGCAACGATTGGATCGGTAGCGACATATCTGTTAGAGAATGCTACTCTTTGAGAGGCTACCAGATCAATTGTTTGAGACTTAATATTTCTATCGGTTTCAACTAGTACCTCTCTCCTATCTCCGTAAAGGAATGCATCTTTTCTAACCAAGAAGACTTCCGTTCTATTGGTGGTTGTCCCATCGTATACTCCGGTAGCATTTAAGTCTTCTCTTACATATTCGGAAACTATGACCGGGATACCATCAAACCTTGCAAGTTCGCCGCTAAGAATTACTGCGTTAGGCCCATATTTATCTACGGTGATCACCTCTGGAAGCGAAAGCATCTGGTTATATGCCGATATGCTAACTATCCAAGCTAATGAGTTAGGATCAACACCATACTTACCCATCTTTTTCCTAAGAGTCCTCAGCATAGATGATGTAATAGCAGTATTCCCAGCATCGACTTTTGCAGTAGATATTGCAAGCTTCCTATACCCATTCCAAGCTCTTCTTACATCATCTGATGCTGTGACATCGCTATCCATATGAGATGAAGAGGTGTCCCCGTTTATAGTAGCCGTCTCCTGTCCTCTTGCAAGGGATTTCACGATATCATCCTTAAGGACTGGTAGTATAGCTACTATGCTATCTTCTTCAAGTTCATAGGATAGCGGAATATAGGTGATAAGTTTCTTTGCATCCAGCGTAATGTTCCCGGTAGTAACACTTGACTCTGTTATACTAGTAGCATTTTCTGAACCAAGTCTTGCAGTACTAAACCCTGTTAATGCTGGCTGTTTAAATGGATCGGTTGGCATGGATATTCTTGGATGTAGCGCTGCCACCTTAAGTTCAAGAGCTACTGCAGATATAAGCTCCGCTGAGAACCCAGTCGGGATCCATTCTGCACCCGATCCAGACGTTGCCGTATTCATAGCTTTGCGTAGCTCGGAAACTGGTTCCATTAGTTCCTTATAAAGTTTAGTTTGTCTTGGGTCAACACCAAGAATCTTGCTAACAATATACACATCGTCTGCTCTTTTTTGGAACTCCCTAATAACCGGGTCTTTTGAATAGCTCTTATGAATCGTATCTAAGTCGGCCGTTTTAGCATCAATTGGAATTTCAGTTAATCTACCTTTTGGCGCATTCTTAACTACATCAGCCGATGCTCTCGCCTGTGCCTCTTTATCCTTATTCTCTACAGCTTCTTTTAAAGCATTCAAGGCCTTTAAAAGTTCTTCAAACTTTTCCATATCTATCTACCTCCTAGTTTCTCAGTAATTTGGTTTACAATCTCTACACATTTAGCTAGTACTTCGCTCTCTCTATCGACTTCCCAGGGTTTCTCTACATCAGCATCGGAGTTCTCTTCACTTCCGATCTGATCAAGCAGCTCCTTTGCTAGACGGTAAATCTCTCTAATTCTATCTTCATTCTCCTTAGAAAATCTCCTACCAGCCTTTTCAGTTCCTACTGACTTTTGAGGTGGTGGAGGGTAAGATTCTGGAGCTGGATATCCATATTCTGCTGGTGGATATCCATACTCAGATGCTATTGCTTCCAATGATTCCAAGGCAGCTTTAATAAGATCTTTTGCTTTTTTAGGCAAATCCTGGCCTCTTATCGCTTCCTTTATTTGATCTATCACTGTAGCAATAACCTTTTTAAGCTCGTCTGGAATTGTCTGTTTGCTTATATTTTCCTCGCTCATATCTTGCACCTCCNTTTCTTTTTGNTTACGTTTAACTATAAGGAATTTCGCCTTTGGAACTGCCGGTTCGTCCACAAGCGAAATCTCCTCTATCTCAAGATTTTGTAGTTCTCTAGGCATAATTACACCTCCCTAGCAGATGCTATACCTTTTATGCTCAGCCCGGTAATTTTGCCATCTTTAATCGCTTGCCATAAATCGTCATCATAAATCTTTAATCCTAGTATCGCAGTTCCTTCCGGTAATATATGATCGCCTATCTTCCAGTCCCCACGTGTAACATAACATTCAACTATCTTAACCTTATCATCAGGCAGTATCTCCTGATGCATAAGCCCAATATTCCGATAGTCTTCCATAAATTTGTGTACAGCGACTTCTATATCTTCTTTCCTAACGATATCACCTTGTTTATCAACTTCGTTCGGAACTAAGAAGGGAGCAAGTACAAATCGCTGTTCCTCATTTATTTTTATAATTGGAATAAACCATTCTCTTTTTTCTGACACTTTACTCACCTCTATCAATCTTGGTTTTTCTCCTGGCTTAGCCCAGACAAGGTATTTCTGTCCTTTTTGCTTTAATTCTTTAATAACATCTTCTAAATTGTGAGACTCAGCATAGGGTGTCTGATCTTTAGGTTTATCTATTATCCAGATTCTTTTACCACCAATAGGAGCATACTCCAAGAGGTATCTGCCATTTAACTTCTTACCATGCAAAAAGATCTCTATCATATGTTCACGCCAAACACCAATTTCATAAGTTCCATGGTCTATCATAAAAAACTTTGACCAAGTCTTAGATGTACTGCCAACTCCACCTGGCTCGACTACCAACGGTGGATCTCCGACATCTAGCCATTCCTTTGGTTCCCAAAGTTTAAAACTACACTGTAGGTTATCGTCGGGTTGCAGTGCAACTAATCTGTCTCCCCCAGCTTTCAAATTCGCCTCAGCAGTTCCAATAAATACAGATACGCCCCATAAAGCAGAATCATTTTCTAATCTTAAATCCCCGTGAACAGAATGGTCGGTCTTAAGTAGTTCTTCTTCTGGTAATTTTGCTTCTTCTTCACTTAGCCCCCTCCAATGGTGCTGGAAGACCCATGCCCCTTTCCCTGAGCTTGGATAGGACCTCCACCAATTTTCTTTCCAAAACTTTTCTGCAGCTTCTGACCTAGTCTCTTCTTCTTCTGGTTTAAACGCTTTACTTGTCGTATCCTGTAATACGCCACCTCTTCTAGCTATATTTATCACCTGATTCGCAAAATATGGTTCTGTTCTTGTCTTATCTATATCTATTGGTTTTGCCCCAAGCCAGTCTAGGTGGAGACCTTTATCAGACTCACGAATAATGATCTCTTCTACTTCAAAAGTGACAATATCACCAAGTTCTGCCTTAAATGGGCAATTAAAACTAAATCCCATATCTATATATTTTTGACCCCTAAATTCTACTAAATCAGTAAACTCTGATTGCCCTGGTAGTAAGCCACCTCTAAACCCATAAGTACCATTTTTATTTTGTTTGACTTCTAGCACTATTGCTTTTATCTCCACTGCATGCTTTATTTTTGCTAGCCCATCAGAGTCTGGTTTTAGCTCGAAAGGATAAGACAGGTCTTTTAGTACAATGCCCTCGCTAAGATATACAGAACCATATTTATTCCACGCCTTCTCCAAATCATCTTTTGATTTTATCTGCATTTGCTCTGTAATATCAAAATACTTACTACCCTTTAGGTATTTATCATAGAATTTTTCTAGTAGCTTCCTTCTTTCTGCAAATGGGCGTTCATGCACATCTTCATTCCAATATAAAAGATCGAACACAGTAACTTTTGGATATGCACCTTCTGGAATCTCTGGCTTATCTGCAGTCAACGTCATAAGTTTTACTCTGGGCCATGGTTTTCCATCTTCTTCTATTCCTACATTGCAATCGATGATAAAATCGTCAGGTATCTTCTCTAATTCTTTTACAAGCATTGGGAGCTGTTTATTCCTTTCTTCTTCACTATCCTCAAAGAATATACTCACCTTATCTCCTGCTTTCTGTATACAAGACCTAAAACCGTTTAGTTTTACCTCTGCAACAACACCGTTCTTAAGATGTTCCTCTACCCACGGCCAAATCTCATCAGGAGTGAACGCTTCTGTCTGCGAATGATATAATTTCATAGCTGGTTTCTGCATCGGAAATCTTGCAATAGGTTTTAGAACCTTCTTGCCTAGTTCTATTGCAACGGGTTTTCTAAGAATTCCTCTTGTATATACTGCAAGCCCCTCATCATCAGTTGCAAATTCCTCTAGTTCTACTATTTCAAACTTTGGCCTATCTTCTAATAAATTATCTTGTGACCAAAAATAAAAACTAGCTTTATTCCAAAAGCTTTTATGATTTGGATGTGCAAATGCACCTTCGCCCTTTGTGCTGGGAACCTCAAAAACCAATTGTCCACCAGGTTTTAAAACACGCCATATCTCAAACATTATAAGCTCTTTATTGCTTAAATGTTCTAGTATATGCCAAGCTCTTATCTCATCAGCATAATTGTCAGGTAAAGGTATCCCGGTTTCCAAGTCATATACAATATCGACTCCTGGATACTGTTCTTTGTCTATGCCGATATACCCTTCAGGTTTATTCCGACCACATCCAAGATCAACCTTTATATTTTTATTATCTACAATCTCGTTTTGTTTTGCGGTTTTAATTGGATGTACCTCAAAAACGCTTTTGCGTCTTAGAATCAGGTCGTATAGTGGTATATAATCTGCATGTGCACCTTGCGGATTATCTATAAAGTGTAATGGCTTATTTTTTTCTGGGTCAACTACTTTTCTAAGCGGTAACCAGATATTCTCGGACTGAACCAAATAATTATTCCCTATTCTATTTGCCCTAAATAATATATCGATATCATTCGGATTGTTGCCCTCTACAGTAGAGCCAACAAGACATACAAAATCTGGAACTACAACTATATCAGTTGGAAGTTCTTCAAACGCTATAATGTCGCTCGGTAAATCCTTTTTAAGTCTCTCATACTCTTCATCCAATTTGTCCTTTTTATTGTGATTCATCCCTCTTGCTAACATCTCATTTACAATAAATGTATGTGCATTAACCAAATCCTCGAGATTCAATCCTTCATGCTTTCCGTCTCTTAAGACGGCTGGCAAAAGTTGATGTAGTCTATGATGCAAACTTAATAGTTCTTTATCATCTATCTCTTTAACGGATTGAGCATTGATTTCTTCTATCCTCATTCTTCTTCACTCTCCAAAAATAGGCTCAAACGCTAATGTTCCATTCGGATGGTCTTCCATAACTGATGCTTCCTCAACTGTAACTATAGTCCCATTTCGTTCTATGCAGGGTTCACAGCTAGTTGGTAATTGCCCGTCTATTACCCTTACTTTTCTTATACCGCCTTCTCTATATGTTGTTATTAATGCCGCATTGTATGCGTTTGATATTTCTGTCCTTGCTATCATCTTTGCTCTATAATCGCTTGCTTCTTCAAACACCTGTTTTATACCCCTAAAATCTTCAGAGCCTTGCCAGATAGTTTCAAAATCTTTTCCTTGCTCAATTCCCTTTCTTATAACATCAGCGATCTTTTCTCTTGTAGTATCGTTTATTCCTTTAACTCTTTGCGCTAGTAATGGATATATCCTATTTAGATCTACTGTGGGAAGATTAGGTACTGTTTTGTGTAAATGCTCTATAGCTGCAAGCATAGCAGCTAACCATATGCCTTTTAGAACACTCTCTAATCTCTCGTCTTCCTCATTATCAAGTACTTCAAAATCTTTTTGTATCTTTTGCCCAATTACTCTCTCTAGTTTTCTCCTTACCCTCTCTGCTTGCTTGCTGTTCGAAAAACTTAGCAAGCTTCGGAATATATTTGCTAGACAGCTTTTCAATAGTATCCTCTTTTAATTTTAATATCATCTGTCCTATATTCTGCTTTTTTTCTACTTCGCTACCGACTGGAGCTAAGGTCATAGACATATACCAAGTATCGCCCCAAGGTACAGGTCCAAGACCACGCAAAGCTCTTCGCTCATTTATTGTTGCCAATCCGTTCCTCACTAAAATCTCATCTACTTGAGCATTTTGTACTTCGTTCTCTAGTATAGAATTTATTAGTGTTAGATTAAACTTTCCGATGACATCTGGATAAAATTTTTGTATAAACTGTTCTGTTATCATTTGTTCTATTTTTCTAAGCAGTGGAGTTATCTTATCTTGCCAGAACATACGTATCTGCGCTTCGGAATTTGCATAGTTAGCATATTCAAAAAATCCAACAACGGCTGGGGGAACTCCAAGCACTGCGCATATTTCCTCTCTAGCTAGCTTTATTAGTGACAAGAATTCAGTATCTTTGGGTCTAGTCCCAGTTTCTTTGTATTTAAGTCCTCCATATAGAACAGCAATACTATGTGCTTTATCAGCCCCCTGATGCGATGACTTCCACATCCGTG